GCAAGCAAATACTTCTGACGCGGCGTACTAATGTGGAGTGATCCAGCTTCCTTCAGATCTTTCATCTTAGTCATGGGACATCACTCCAATATGAGGGGTAGGGGGCGGTTAGGCCCCCCACCAATTACTTCTATGACATATTGTCATCATATGCAATTCCGCAACGTCCGGAATAATCAGCCATGCAACGAGGTGCCATTGCAGCAAGCACCTTGAAGTTCGTCTGCAATCCACCATGCGAATCCCACTGTACGACCTGGATGTCAACAGCCTTTGCGAGGCTGATAACGTCTGAGGTCATCTGTACCATGGCAATTCCACCATTGGAGATTGCATCAGAAGGCTTGACATCGATGATGCCAGCCATTCCCTTAAGAATGTCAAGATAGTTGATTCCGCCAGCAGTAGAATCGCGCATTCGCATGTCTGCCCATTCATCTGTATGTAGATACAGAATCCAAGGACCATAGTTGCGATCCGCTTCAGAAGCAGAAATAAGCTTGACTACATCTTTCTCAATGTTTGCAGGAGTTGTAGTCCAGCCACCTGTCAGCCCAACTTCGTTCGAGTTGGTGTAGTTGAAGTAACCAGGAAGGCTATTTCCACCAGCAACCACGGACGAACCATTGAACAACATGTCTTCCAGCTTCTCAACAACCTTGCGTACAGCGACTTCGATGTACGTGGTATCGAGGTTCCGGCCATCACGTTGTGCGGCTGCAAGTTCCCTTGCACCAAGTCGGAAATCGACATGGGTGATAGGGATAGGAATCTGGTTCTCACCAAAGTCCAGCGCCGTCTCAGCACCGGCAGTGATCCCCTGCATGGACTGTTGCGCCGTGAGGTCATCCGACACGGTCTGCCAGAAGTCATACTTCGCACCAAGCCCACCCGGAATATCCCGAATGAGTCCATGCGCAGCCAGATCAGCAATACCATTGAGGCGCTGACCTGCGACTTTGATGACAGCCTTGTCGATTGCCAACCATGCGTCATGAGGAAGCATGGCATTCGTTCGCAAAGACCGCGGGTTCATGTTGTTCGCCATCAAGGTCTGCAACACGTTACCCGAGAGGATCGACTGAGGAGTGCTGGTTTGTACATCACTCAAGAACTCAAAGTTCTTACCCATGATTACAACACCTCGCAGCGAATACGTGCAGGGGTATTGGCCACAAGCACGACAGTTTCCATGGCAACAGCGATCCCAGGCGTACCTGCGATTGCCGTACCAAGGTGTACGAAGCCAGTCCCATCTGAAAAGACTGGGTCCGTGACAGAGATCGTCGCAGCGGCTGAGGACGTTGCCCACAACATCACTTCATCACCCTTCTGAGGGATGATAAATGGGATCAGATCCCCACTCGCATACGAATCACCAATGGCTGTCTCGAAGTCTTCCACCACCACACGGGCAACGGGATCGAGAGTCGCCGACAAGACCTGAATGCGTGTTCCATCGGCATACTCAACAAGCATACCAGGTTGGATAATCGCATCCATGATCCATTCTTTCTTGATCGGCCCTTGCGGGGTCGACTTAACAAGCACATTTCGATACGCCATGGCTATTCACCGTCCTTCGTGGATGCGTTCGCCACGATGCTTGGGGCGTCAGGCACAGTCTCATTCGACCGTGCGACCCCTACACCAAGGTAGCTTGCAGGATTGAAGGATGCAGACAGTTCCCGTAGGACGCTTGCTTCCATCGTCTCCAATGCTTCCTTGGAAATATGGCACTGTTCACACGCGATAAGCGCATCAACGTAGCCTTGCCGGGCAACAGCCGCTTCCTGTTCCTGAACCTTCATGAAGTCAACGACCTTATCAAGGTCCGTACCCTTTCCCTTCAGGTACTCATTGATCGACACGGTATCCCCAACAGAATCAGGGACAGGTTCAACCACAACATGTTCGACCGGTGCATCGGTTTTGTCTGCCGGAATGCTATTCAACGCCATCACTTCAAGAACCTCTTCCGGCGTAGCTTCCAGCAACTCGTCTGACAGTTCCACACCATTCGCACGGAGTGTCAGTACCGACTCTTCTCGCTTACTCATCTTGCCACCCCCTAGAAGGTGTCTTATCTTGCCAATGATGCCGATCTCCGGCGACGTTACCGATTCATTATCACATTCACCCGACATGCTTTCACCAACCTCGTTAGTCCGGTTCGCCCCGCATCCACCCTTCACAGAACACGCCCCTACCTTATCTGGCAACAGCGCCAAGTGGTCAGGACGGATGTTGGACTGGACTCCAATATAGCTTTCACCCTTGAATTCGCCACTCACATTCGTGACAGCAGCAGTATAGCCAGTTGATACTTCAACGACTTCACCTGCCTGCAATCTCTCAAGGACTTTCAGTGCATCGCCACCAATGGCTTGCGCCTTAGCGATGTCGATCCACATCTCGCCCTTCAGGGATTCATTCTCATAGAACGCACCATAGAGACGTCCAATGACTGTCTCCTCAATGATGGTAAGACTCTTCGCACTGACCTTCTGACCATTCACCGTGGGGTGAAAGACGGGGATGACGGAATCGTTCCAGAATGGCACGGATGCTTCGATCTCGGCACCACTCAGGTACTCACCATTCAACACACCCTCAATGACGGCAATAACAGGAACAACAAGCCAATCCTTACCAGCACGAGTCTCATTCCTGGCAAGCCCACTCTCTAGCGTCCTGAACCTCAGTTCATCCATTATTCCACATCCTCCGGCTTCGCAGGTAAACCAAGCATCACACGCTTCTCGCCCTTCGTCACGACCTCTTCGGCCCCCTCACCATCACCGGTAACACTCTTGATTGCTTGCGCATTCCGTAGATGCACCATTGCTATCTCAAGTTCATTCAGATAGAACAGGGCTTCCCAGGTGACTCCATACTCCCCACCCGCAGGTGCCGGGAGGGCATTTATATCAATAAATCGCTGGATCAATGGCCGCAGGATCATCGGTTCGACGTGCTGTTCCTGCCGCTGTGCCACACGACCAAGCCAGTTGGCTTCATCCTGTGACGACGCCAATTCCCCACGTTCACTGCCAAGCAGGATGCGCTTTGGAATCCCCGTCTTCCCAGATACCAATGAGATCACTACATCGAACGCATCTTTCGGTGAAGAGATCGACCCATTCAGTGTCTCGATGTCGATACCCTCGGAGGCAATGTACCTCTGCATTCCATGGATAACCTTCTGTAGTTCATCAGCAGCTGCGGTCATCGCTGTGGGATCTAGGTCAAAGTCTTTCTTTGGTGTGATCGAATAGCTAGGCGCGGCTGCCTGCCAGAATCCCTCAGCAGAACTACCGACGATCTTGTCAAGGTCTTCCAGCCTATTGAACACCTTACGGAGTCTGGGTTCACCATAGACTTCATTCTCAAGCAATCCCTCAGCTACATGGATGACTCTCGTGTAATGCACATCAGCGGTCTTCACCGCCCGGGTAGAGATAAGGTCGCCACCGACCCGGATTCGGTACATTAGGGGTTGCCCGAATCGCGGGTCTTTGGTGTCTGGTACATAAGACACAATCTTCGCATAGGTTTCACTGAACGGTGACAGGAAGATAATGTCTTCAGGCCCAGATACAGCAGTAAGCGGTTCACTCAACTCGCCTGTCTTCGATCCGATCAACAGGACTCCATAGCTGCCAATTCCCGATAGACGGTCGATTCGTTCAAGGAAATGATAGATGTGGAGTCTCTTATTCAGCTTTTCCCACGCCTTCAGGAAGGTGGAGGCGCCATCTGATCCATCTGTGATGGTCGGTGGCTTTCGCCATGCGGTCTTCGCAGGTGCATCAACGATTGTTGCAGCCAACCCTCTTCGATCATACCGTGCTTGGAAGTCTCGAATCTCAGGGTTGATCGTGTAGCCAAGGACCGTATCGATGTCCCTTACACCATGATACTGCTGCCCGACCAATGAGGATAGTGCTTGCCTACCAAGCAGCATGGATAGATCTTCGTTATGTTTCAATGCAGAATCCGCCACCTTACCTGAAAAGGCGTTCCCAGTAATTCGTCCATGATCATCGCGAAGTAGCATAAGGACCTCAGTGTACTCTTTCCCATCAGACGATGCTACACACAGGCTAAGATACCACGAATCCATCTTCAAGGCAATAAGGGATTGCTACCCTCGAATATGCTACAGGGCCTCTCACGACATTTACGAACCAGGAACAACGAACATCCGCTTCTTCTGATTCGCAAGGTCATACAGGAACGCAAGCCCATGGACTACAGCATCATAGGAGTTAGGGCTGGGCTGAGGTGGCCCTGTGTAGGTGCATTGTTCATTCTCAAGACACGTCAACACCCCTACATGGTGGATCAGCAGTTGTTCATACAGCGCACTGACGGGTTCAGCCCTTGCATACTTGGACTCATGGGCACTGAGACTCTTGTACGAGATCGTTGGATCAAGCTTCTTCAATAGCCCCTCAATCCAGTCCCCACCTTGATTGACCTCAGCTATGACCTTATCAGCAGCAAGGCGATGGTAGGCGTCTCTCACAACCTCACAGGCTTCATCAGGGGTATAGATCCCTGACAGATCTTCCCTGACATACGCATGTTGCATCCCCTCTGTGATAATTGACGCCTTCTTCCCAGGCGCATAGAACGGCGCACCCATCGAACAGACGACTATCCCATGTTCTGCGCTAGTCTTTTTAGATGTCATGGAGGGGTCCCATGAAATGATTGTGCGGTATAGATCAGGGACTTGATACTGAGATACCCTCAGCTTATTGAGGAGTTCAATCTTCCACAAGGCACCAACGATGTCGAACGTGGGGTCTTGTTGGTACGGCCCTTGCCACAATCGATCACTAGCGAATAGCTTCTTGATCTGTTCCAACTGCTTGAGACTGAACCGCGCAGGCCACAGCGGGTCACCAACACTGCGCCCGAGGGCATCGTCTTCAACGGCGATTGCAGGGAACACGACATTATCCCAGACCATCCCACTGACATCAGCTTCCCTCAGCAACGAACCGATCAGGTCATTGATTACCCATCGTGTGGCTACGATGATCAGCGCACCGCCCGGTGCTAGTCGTGTGAGGAGTGTCGTCTTCAACCACGTCAACAGCTTGCGCTGCATGGTAGGACTCTCTGCATCCTCCATTCCCTTGATAGGGTCATCGCAGTTGTGGACTAGGATGCCATTGGCAAAGAAGTTCTTCGTTCCTTCCACTCTGAGATTGTAGACCACGGCATTGCTGCGTATGCACTCAACCAAGGCCACAGTATCCTCTTCGGTTTGGATCGTTCCCCGCCGTGCATTTCGTATCCCTTCTTGACGATCTCCGCCCCGCACTGCGCACAGTAGACGATCACCTGTGGCAAGCGAAGACGCTGGTTTGTACCTTCCATCGACATAGAACGGATGTTCGCCCGTAGCCTCAACCACTCTTCCAGCGGTAGTGGTGATTCGGTATAGCCCATCGCTTTCGCGCTTGGAGACAAGTTCCGCGCATCGCAGGACGGGTCTTTTCTCTTCGTCATACCCGTATACTGACTCGTGACTACCCTTGGAGTCAAAAGATTCGATGGGGACAGGACCACGGGCTGTCTCGATCATCGTTCCGGCAGGGAAACAGATAGCGATGTGTGCGCCACGGCCAGTGATAGGCCCGTCTGATCCAGCGGCCATCAACTTCCCACCATGCCCCTTGATCTTCCACAGCTTGGTTGCATTGACTACTGGATCGATCTCAAGGTCAAACAGGGGGCCTGCATACTCTTTGAAGATCTGCCGTGCATCCCGAGACATGTCTGTGGCGAGATCGGCACCATAGGACGCTTCGATAACTTCCCACTCAGGATTGCGGCCCATGATCCAAGCAGGCGCATTACGAGACACCACCTGGCTTTTGCCATGACGTGGGGGCATCGATACCATGATCAGCTTGTGTTCATCATGTCGTCCACGCACCCACTGTTCGGCCTCTTCGATCTTCTCACACAACACTTCGAGGTGATCAGCATGTTGCCATGTGCCTTCACCCGTGTACTCACAGAATGAGGAAAGGCGACGCTTGGCTAGTTCAGCAAGCACACGCCTCTCTTCAACGGTAAGTTGTTCGGTCGTGACAGTGTCCATTCTTAGCCGGTACTCCTATGGTGAGGCCATTGGCATTTTATCGCATGAATAGGGATGTCTGGAAAGACACCTCATTCACTACACCCACACCCAGAGATTGCATATCGTGAGAACGATCCCGACGATCAGAACAATGGACGCTGCAATTCCACACACGATCTGTCCGTTACTCATGCGCCCCCCTATGATCGTACTCTCTTGATGTGGTGTCTTCTGAGGCAGTAAGCGATCTGCTGATCACGTCCTGAACCGCTTGTGCCTTCGGTCTTTCTTGACGACCGGGGGCTTGCCACAGTCTGACTTGAGGGGCATGGCGTGATGGATGGCATAAAACCTTCGTACGAACCGCTGGTAGCGTTCGATAGTCGAAAACCTTTCCTGCAAGCCAGGGTAGGTAGTCGCGCAATGCGCCTTGATCTTGGTACGTAAGGCACTATTCATCTCCTCTCCTTTTCATCTCTTGCTTTTATACCCCTGATGACCCCTACCACAACACAGAAGGCGATCAAGCCAAGCCAGAAATACGCCGACCTCAGGACGATCCCCCCGTACACAATAATGAACCATGGATTTATCTCATTCCCATTGAATAAGCTATCTATCATTCGGTATCCCCCCTTATCGCTACTGCAACAGCCTCAGCCAGCGGTTCAAGCCCATTCACTTCCCTATACTCTGCATCTGCGTCTAGTGCCTGAACAATGGTCCCACTATTCATCTGAAACCACCTCAATCGATCGCGCAGCTTCGTACATTTCATCCTTCACAGCGGCAACGATCATGCGATAGATCGGCATTCGCTTCGTCTTGCTGCCTTCGGCATTCATCAGATGCAGATAGATCTCTCGTGCTACCCTCTCAATACGCTTGTTCATTTTCATCCCCTCTGCTACCCTATGTTGATCGATTTGATGCTTGACAACGGTATGCCATTGATCGTCGCCTCTCGTACAACCTTCAACCTTTCTTCAAGCTGCTTATTCGTCATCCCAGCAAGATCATCCCTGACAGCTATCGCACCACCATCAGGACCACTGATCTCATGCTTCTCAGCCTGTCCCAGATACTGCTTCCCTAGATGGATCAACATCTTGTCCGACCCACCAAGCGCCCGCTGGAACTGCTTTCTCTTGATCCCGATTTTACCCCTACCCCTTAATCCCCTGGATACCTCGTAGAAAGTAAGCCCCTTTTCATCCTCATCAAGGTAGTGTTCCTTCACTCTTTCCTCGACTGTACTGGCCGAACAGCCGAACCAGATAGCTATCTCATCAAGAGTGCACTGGAAATGGCACAACTTCTCGAATTCATCGAAGTCGATTTCGATCCTTGGTCGTCCGATAGCCTTATCCCTGCGCTTCAGTGTTCCCTGCACAGTGGAGGTAGGCACA